GCGGTCTCGGTGGTTTAGATAAAGCAGCAAGCCAATCAATACCACGGAAAAGATAACCGCCTGTGTATTGGTTAAATCTAGCTCATTCATTTCATTGCCTCCTCAAACTGCTCTATAAGATTACTCCTCCTATCCTCTCCTATGCACCCTTTTGGTATATCAATGGTTGCCATTTTTTCGCATCTCCTCCATTCTACGCTCATTTACTTTTCTAAAAAGCTCATATACTGGGTTATCATCAGGGATAACATATCCGGCAATACTGTCTCTTTTTGTTCCGTCTGCCATCGTATGAGTTACGGTATAATGTTCTTTTACCATTCGGTTTTACCTCCAAATTGTTCTTTGATTTAATTTTGTTACACGTTCAATCAATTCATCGCGCATGTTTCCTGGTACTTTATCACTGATAAATACCACATCTAAATTAGGTGAGTAATGGGCTCTACCTCTCCATCCATCACCATCAATAACAACCACTTTCAAAATAGACCTCCTAGCGTACAGTAAGAAAGTTAATCACATCAGAAACCTTAAAATAAAGTTTCTTGCTGCTTTCAAAAGGGGATTGATACGATACAAGCCCAATATCTATCCAATTTTTTAATGTTGTTCCAGAAATATCTAGCTCATCTTTGAGTTCCTTAGCAGTGATTAAACCTGTTTTCTTTTGCAACTTCTTCTCTAGCTCCAACTTTTGTTGTGCTAGTCTATCAACTCTATCTAATAAGCCCTGTTCAAATTCAACTGAAAATGTCGCCATACTCCCCTCCTAATTGTAATCCTTGTTTGAGAACGAAATATATGCCCCGTAGCGCTCTTTTACATGGTCTGCGGTGTTTTCCCTCCACTCTATCAATTTTGGGAGTAATATCAAGCTCTATATAGCTTTCATAACGCCATAATAGGACTAGGATAAACAAGCATATAATAATTAAGATAATACTTTGTGTTGGTGTTAGATTTAATTCATTCATTGCAAAACTCCTTGAAAAATCTATCTGATAATTCTGTGTGTTCTAAAACAAGATGCCTTAACCCATTGATTGCTACCGTTACAAGAGCTGTTGTTTTGTCTTGGTCAATATCAGTAATAGATATCTCTAAAGTGCTAATTACACTTTCTAGCTCAGTACATAGCAATTCATAGCTACTTAAAATCTTATCGTTCATGTTGTGTAATAACCTCCAATTCTTTATCATCACAATTTATCAACTTACAAGCAATCTGATCTATTTCTTGATATGCCTGATCTGCCATTTCAAAAATAACGCTAAATGCTTGTTTCATTTGATGGTGTAAAACTGTGCTATCTGCTCCAGAATTATCAGCAAGTAATAAAGCTTTACTTAGCTGTTGGATAATTTCAATATGTGGGAGTAACTTAGCTATTTTGTTGCCTTGTTGCTTGATGTTTTGTGTACTCAATGCCATTTTTGATTTTCTCCTTTGTTTATGGTAGAATTAAAGTGATATATTTTATAAGGGCGATTGTTTTCACTCTTACTAAATACCTAACAAAACCACGCGCCTTGCCTTTGCTTGAGTTTTGTTATTTTTCCTTAGCCGTGTACGTTGGTTTGGTCGCCTGTACGCGGCTTTTTACTTACTTTAAATCTCTTCTACTAGCCAAGTCATCACGCTCTCATAGATACGCTTAGGGGCATCATAGTCACCACGCTCTACTTTTCCTAGAGTTGGTGGTGTGACACCTAACTTTTTAGCCAATGCAACTTTCCCTAAACACTCAACCGCCCGCTTTTTTCGGACTTTTATAGCAATTTCCTTTGTAATAAGCATTTTCTCACCTCCTTTTAAACGAAATTATTTTCGTTATATTTTGATTATAACTGAAATTATTTTCGTTGTAAATAGGTTTGCGAAATTTTTTTCGTTCAAAATAAAAAAATATGTTATAATTATTTCTGAAAGGAGGTTTTACTTGATGAATAGATTAAAAAAATTGCGACAAGAAAAAGGTTTATCTCAAAAAGCTCTAACAGAAATGCTAAATGATAAGTCAGATTTTACTGTTACTTTACGGACTGTTCAAAACTGGGAGGCAAATAAAACACCGATAAAGTCTGCACCTGCTCAAATTCTAGCAGATTATTTCGGTGTAACTGTCCCATATCTTCTAGGTTATCATGAGGAAACTATTGCTTTTAAATTCCCTAGCGATGAAGAGGGTTTTTATAAAGAGACTCAAAAACTAATTGATATGGCTGAAAATATTGAACAAGATAGTGAGATTTATTCTCAAGTTCAGCAAGTTAAAGATATGGCTATTCTAGTACGTAGTAGCCGTGAAAAAATAAAAGCTCGGTATAGTCAAAAAGTATATGATGTACTAAGTGACAAAGAAACTGACGTCGAATTTTATCGGTATCTAAATTTTTTGTTAGATAAAAAAGAATATCTCAAAAGCGATTTACTAGTCTATCTTTCTTTGTTAGATTCATCAGATAAAGAAATTATTTTTAAAATGATTACCGAATTTAAAAAACAATAATTACTCTATCTTATTTTCATGTATAAATACCTAACAAAACCACGCGCCTTGCCTGCTGATGGAAAGAAAGGTACAAATACATGAATATCAAAGAGAAAATCAAAAAGAATGGCCAAAGAGTTTATTATGCTAGTGTTTATCTAGGCGTTGACCAACTAACGGGCAAGAAAGCCCGTACAACTGTTACAGCAACCACTAAAAAGGGCGTTAAAGTAAAAGCGCGTGATGCGATCAATACTTTTGCTGCTAATGGCTATACAGTTAAAGACAAGCCGACAATTACAACATACAATGAGCTTGTAAAAGTTTGGTGGGATAGTTACAAGAATACAGTTAAGCCAAATACTCGCCAATCCATGGAGGGATTGGTTAGAGTGCATTTATTGCCTGTATTTAGCGATTACAAGCTATCTAAACTCACTACGCCTATTCTTCAACAGCAAGTAAACAAATGGGCTGACAAGGCAAATAAAGGCGAAAAAGGAGCATTTGCTAACTATTCCTTGCTCCATAACATGAATAAGCGTATTTTGAAATATGGCGTAGCTATCCAGGTAATACAATACAACCCAGCTAATGATGTCATCGTTCCACGCAAACAACAAAAAGAAAAGACTGCTGTCAAATACTTAGACAACAAAGAATTAAAACAGTTTCTTGATTATTTAGATACTCTGGATCAATCAAATTATGAAAACTTATTTGATGCTGTCCTGTATAAGACTTTACTGGCCACTGGTTGCCGTATTAGTGAGGCTCTAGCTCTTGAATGGTCTGATATTGACTTAGAAAGCGGTATTATCAACATAAATAAGACACTAAACCGCTATCAGGAAATAAACTCACCTAAATCAAGCGCTGGTTATCGAGATATACCAATAGACAAAGCCACATTACTTTTACTGAAACAATACAAAAACCGTCAACAAATTCAGTCTTGGAAATTAGGCCGATCTGAAACGGTTGTATTCTCTGTATTTACAGAAAAATATGCCTATGCTTGTAACTTACGTAAACGCCTAAATAAGCATTTTGAGGCTGCTGGAGTAACTAACGTATCATTTCATGGTTTCCGCCATACACATACTACTATGATGCTCTACGCTCAAGCCAGCCCTAAAGATGTTCAGTACAGACTGGGACACTCTAACTTAATAATGACTGAAAATGTTTACTGGCATACTAACCAAGAGAATGCAAAAAAAGCCGTCTCAAATTATGAAACAGCTATCAATAATTTATAAAGGGTGTCACAATTAGTGACTACCCTCTTACTATACCCAAAATTAGTAGGGGTACTAAAAAGGGTAGTAAAATCAAAAAAGCACTAAGGGAAAGCGGCCCAAAGTGCTTATCTCAAAGGCTTTATAGCCCCTCATCTCATAAAGAGATTATTTCTTAAGGTTGTAGAATGATTTCAATCCACGGTATTCAGCTACTTCACCAAGTTGGTCTTCGATACGAAGCAATTGGTTGTATTTAGCGATACGGTCTGTACGTGAAAGTGAACCAGTCTTGATTTGTCCTGCGT